CTATCTGCAATAGGATATAGCTCTTCTGATCGGCCAGGGAAGAAAGTGTTGGTTGAATTTCTGAACAAAGACGCGCTCAAACGGTGTTTCTTGATGAACCCTGTGAATCGGGCTTATTACTTCGTCAAGCCCGAGCCAGGACGCAAGCTACGGTCGTTGTATGCAACCTTAGATGAGGAGTCATTCATAGCTGCGTATACGAACCAAGGCATAGAAAATGTCATGGGTGCGTCGAAAGGAGTAATGGTGCGGCAAACACCAGCGGATGTAATTGAATGGCTGTCCGTGTCTGAGGGTGGGCTCGCGGGATCAGAGGCAGAAGGTGCATATTGGTTGTCAACCGATTATTCGGATTACAACTCAGAACACACATACTTCGAGATGTTGGCACTCGATATGGCATGTGCGGAGCTACGCGAGCAACCGCACTGGGCGGGGCACAATGCGGAAAAAGCAGCATACATCTTTTGGCAAGTCGCGGCACGAGCACAGTCGTACATCATGTATGGCAAAGCTTCGAAGTTCGACGCTCATGACTATTTGAATAGTGATTCGAGTGGACTTAAGCGACTGCGCGCCGTGAATGGACTATATAGTGGATCGCGAACCACGGCGCGTGATAACACTTGGATTCATCGAATAGATTTAAGCATTGCGCAACGGTCGACGCCTGATTATCTATACAAGGAGGATTTTCTATGGGAAGCACTGTGTGGTGATGACGAAGACGTCGCCTTCCGCACACCACTAGCAGCCGGGACCTACTTCGCCACACTTGGCGCCGTTGGACATGCTCTGAATCCAATTAAGCAAGTGGCTGGGCCTGACAACCATGAATTCCTCCAACTCACATCTACTCGTGTTGAACGCACGGAAAAACCAGTGTTTACACTGCTCGCCACGCTTGCTACGGGCAACTGGTATGTGCAACTGGGGACGTGGTTGCAAACTGCAATCAATGGGGTGGTGTCGAACTACTGGGAACTGTTCTGTCGTGGAATGTCATTGCAACACGCACGACGGTTGGCAGCTGCTACGCTTGATCGTCTGATGGTCGTCCACATGCGGCATGAAGATGAGAGCGAGTATTCACTGGCTCTGGAATGGTGGAAATATCGATTCAGCACGGGCGTAGCACCACTGTTCCACCTACAAAGCCCGGATGAAATTGCTGAAATGCCACGCTTTGAAGCAGTTCCGAAGAGGGATAACAGTTGGGCTTCATATGCATCAGAAGATTATGTAGCCCATAATGGCGCACTACTAAAGCACCTGCCACGCCGGCTCAAAGCGGAATTTGTGGAGAGCGTGCAAGGACAGACAATCGGTAGTGCGCTCAAAGTGTGGCAGCAAAAAACTGCTAAGCGTTGGTGTGTCGAAAACTGGTCAGAGCGCACATCTG